GATCCGTTAAAAGCACAGTGCAGTCGCATACTCACAGTTGATGCCTGGGCCTGGGTCGAGCCAGACATTGTGGCTGACTTAGAAACAACTCCACTCGCAGACATTACTCCGGATCGCTGGGACTATGTGCTCATGTTGGATTTTATAGAACACCTGACCAAAGAGGCTGGATCGAGCTTGATTGAACAAGTCAAACAAATAATCAATCGTCGTGTATTTCTACTGACCCCAATGGAAGAAATTTGGACAGAAAATCATGAAAATGTAGACAATCCAGAACTGTGGTGTCACGGTAACGAGTATGATTTACACAAGAGCCTGTGGTCACCAGAAGACTTTGCAGGCTTTGTTCGTGTTGACATTCCAGGATTTGACAATTACTACATAGGATACTATGAAGCGTAAAATACTGACCATACTAGGCACCAGACCAGAAATAATTAGACTTAGCCGAGTAATACCTAAATTAGATCAAGTGGCTGACCATCGTGTGTTACACACTGGACAGAATTATGATCCTACCCTCAATGACATATTCTTTGAAGAATTACAATTGCGTAGGCCCGACGCAGTGCTGGCCAGTCGTGGCACTATTGCTGAACAATTGGCTACAACATTTGTAGGAGTAGAAAAGTATTGCAAAGAATTCCAACCCGATGCTGTTCTAGTACTAGGTGATACCAACTCTGGATTGGCGGCTGTTGTGTGTGAACGCATGGGCATTCCAGTTTACCACATGGAAGCAGGTAATCGCTGTTACGATCTTTCAGTGCCAGAAGAAAAAAATCGTAGAATTATCGACCACGTGGCCAGCGTCAACTTGCCGTACACTGGATTCAGCAGAGAAAACTTGCTACGCGAAGGCCTGCCAAACAATAAAATATTTGTCACAGGTAATCCCATCCGAGAAGTACTAGATTACTACAGTGGAGCAATACAGCACAGCACTATCCTTGAACGGCTGGGGCTCGCTCCATACCAATACATTGTGGCCACTGCACACCGAGCTGAGAATGTAGACGATCCTGTTCGCTTGGCAAATATACTAGAAGCATTTGACACAATCAGTCAAGACTTGCCCATAGTGTTCAGTTGTCATCCAAAGACCGAACAACGCATGACTAGGAAATTAAACAGCCGCATCATTGTGTCCAAGCCCATGGGCTTTTTTGACTGGGTCAATTTGGAACGCAATAGTAGATTGGCCATTAGTGATTCTGGCACAGTGCAAGAAGAAATGTGCCTGTTTCAACGACCCACAATAACTATACGAGCAACCACAGAACGACCAGAAACTGTCATGTGCGGATCAAACATTGTGACCGGTCTCAAAACTGCAGATATTGTAGCAGGTTACCAGCAGGCGCTGACACTGGGTCCGTGGACTGTGCCAGAAGAGTACACCAGAGTCAATGTAAGTGATGTGGTTGTGAATATCATAATGGGAAAGATGTAAATGGACCACAATCGAAAATTTTGGGAGCAACAACACGAAATTGACAACGTGAGAACCTTGTCAGGATGTGCGTTTGATGATACTGTGGACTTTTTGAATGTGCGAGACCTGTTGGTTCCTGACATGCGGGTGTTAGAAATTGGGTGCGGGCTAGGATATGTGACCCAAGGATTCTCAAAGATAGCCAATGTCAGTGTGTTAGATATTAGCAAAACTGCATTGGATCGTGTCAGACCTTTTTGCGAATCGGTATATCATATCAATGACGTCCAATCATTGCCCTCTGATTACTTTGATTTGATCATTTGTCACAATGTGGTACAGCATGTTCCTACCGAACCATTGACAACCGAGTTCGAGCATGCTATCCGTAGTCTGAAACCCACAGGCACGTTTGCTGTAGAATATGTTTGGGCCAATGGCATTGAAGATGACGGAGTCGAGTTTGACCCGGCATGGGCTACTGCTGGCCACCTGTGCCGCAGTGACGAATTCATGACTAAATTAATTAAGCGATTAGGCGGTACCAGCAAGATATCACGCACTAACTCTGTTCCAAAGCATAGAAAAATACACGGACTAACTGTGTTGCATGTAAAGAAAGATCAAAATGTTCAATAACAAACGTATATTCATCAGTGGTGCCACTGGTAGTTGGGGGCAAACACTGGTTGCTATGTTACTCAAGCACTATGATCCCAAAGAAATTATTTGCTTTAGTCGTGGCGAACTGCAACAGGTATTGATGCAACGACGGTTCCACGATCCAAGACTAAAGTTTGTTATTGGCGATGTGCGTGACTACGAAAGTGTGCGGTTTGCAACCAAAGGTGTTGATGTCATATTCCATCTGGCCGCACTCAAACATGTGCCCATCTGTGAAGACCATCCACAAGAGGCAATCAAAACAAACATCACAGGCACTAGCAACATTGTCAATGCCGCAATAGAAAATCATGTTGCCAGGGTAATCGATGTTTCAACAGACAAAGCAGTTGAACCGCTGAACTTGTATGGTATGACCAAAAGTGTGGGCGAAAAGTTAATTATTCAAGCAAACGATCTGAGTGAGCATACAAAATTTGTTTGCGTTCGCGGTGGCAACGTCATGGGCTCCAACGGCAGCGTGATTCCATATTTCATTGAGCAGATCAAGGCTGGTGGGCCAATTACCATCACTGATTTAGAAATGACTCGTTTCTTTTTGACTTTACAAGAAGCTATCATGTTATTGTTCAAGGCTGCAGAAGCCAGCATTGGTGGTGAAACATTTGTTATGAACATGCCAGCTTGTTATATTCGCGATGTAGCCCAGGTGCTCATGGACAAGTATGGCCGTGTAGATATAAAAGAGATTGGTAGCAAGCCAGGAGAAAAACTAGACGAAATGCTGATCAGCAAACACGAAGCCGTGTTGAGCTATTGTTTTGATGAAAACTACTATGTGATACTGCCTACCAAGTGTTCTCAAGAACTTGAAGATCGATATAAAGTGTTGCCAAAGTTTCCTTATCCAGAGTTTAGTTCACGTACAGTATTAATGGACTGTGATCAAATCAAAGCAATGTTAACCAAAGGAGGATTCTTATGCGAATAACAGTGCTGGGTGCCAACGGCATGGCCGGACATGTTGTGGCCAGTTATCTTGGTCAGCAAGGGCATGAAGTTGATGCAGTGGATCGAACCAGACTGGATGTTGAAAATCCAATCTCGGTTATGGCGTTTTTTGATCAACTTGACACTGACTTTGTTGTAAACTGTATTGGCCTGTTGGTGCAACCGTGCATAAAGCGACCCGATCGTGCCAGTGTGGTCAATTCGTGGTTTCCACACTACATTGAATATAGATTAAAAGATACCCAAACTCGGTTGATTCATTTGAGTACCGATTGTGTGTTCGACGGGAGCCATGGCAACTATTCAGAAACCGATGCACATACAGAAATGAATGCGTATGGTCGTAGTAAAAGTCTAGGCGAAGTCAACAACAGCAAAGACATTACCTTTCGCATGAGCATTATTGGGCCTGAACTTAAGAACGGAACTGGTCTGCTTGACTGGGTCAGAACAAATCCAGCAAGTGAATTGCCTGGATGGGACAACGCTTGGTGGAATGGTATCACTACATTACAATTGGCCAAATGTATTGACCGCTATGTGCAGGATCCTTGTATCTCTGGCATATATCATGTGGTCAATAATGCAGTAAACATCAACAAATATGAACTACTGTGCTTGATCAACGAAGTTTATGATCTTGGCAAGACTGTGATTAGAACCAGTGGTCCCAAGGATGTAAACAAGATCTTAGCTGATACCAGGCAGGAATTTGATTTTGCTATTCCGGACTACCGCACACAGTTGACTGAATTACGGGCTTTTGACCCAGTTGCGCATGTGGGCCCAGCAACGACCTGATCTAAGATCTTCAAAGCTCCAATGACACTGGGCTAGTTTTCTAATCCACTGCTCGCGATCGGGCATGCAAGGCGTTTCTATCTGACTCAGATCAGTATTGGCAACGTCACCACCTTGGCTGTATGCAGGATCATCTGTGATAAATGCTGGAATACCTTCTATGGGTGCCACGGCACTGGGAGTGCTATTATGACATACTACGGCCCAACAGTTGACTAAATCTTCGGTGATATGGCGTCCTTGTGGACTTACAGTAACACCAAACTTGTCAAGGGTGGATTTATAATTGGGAAACGCTTTCCAGTCACCCGGATGCCATCTTATTAATATTGGACGATCACTGTGTGCCCTGATTTGGCCTAGCGTTTTTTTGAGCCACTTCATTAAATCTGTACCACGCATGCTCCATCCCAGTGGTCTTTGTAGACAAACTAAAATATGATTGCCTGTTGTGCGCCAAGGTTTTAGATCCATGTTGTAATCACGCCGCATGTTGTTCCAGTTTTCATCTCTGGGTGTTTCATTGCAGTATATGCCAGTTGCTGGAAATACACCATTAAAACTGTAACGTAGATACTTGTGCGGATTGGTTGCATCCTTGTAGATAAACACATTGCTGTCAATGCTCAACCAATACTTGTTGTGCAATTGTTGTGTGTCCATTACCATTTTGCGAACCTGATAGTGCGCCAGTCTGACCTTGCTGGGATTTGCGTCAAACGCATTGCCAATGATGGCACCAACGTCACAAGTTTCATAAGTTTGTGACTGGGTAGTAGTAGCGAAATCACCACAACGAGCAGCGCCTTCGGCAAAATATGTCAGGGCATTGATTTTTTCAGTGCCGTTAATGTGCTTGGGCAAGCTACTCAGGTAGCTTTTAATAATTAAAGGTCGGCCGTTGTGCATTTTCTAATACCATCTTCCAGGCTTGGCCTGTTAAAATTTCATCCAGACTAAATTGACTGTAGGCAATAGAGCATAACCATTTGTAAACCACGTCTTCATCGGGCATTACAGGATTTTCAATCTGTGACAGATCGTTGCTACATACCGGATCTGCAGCAGTAGGAGCAAGCCCAAATGCTGGGATTCCGTGCTGTACTGCTTCCACAGTGGCAATACTGTTGTAGGTAACCAGTGCGTAAATATCATCATCTAATGCATCATAGATAGTGTCGTTGGTTCGTTCGCCGCGACTGGCTTTTTCACGCCAGACAATTTCTCTGTCGCTGTATTTTTTGATCGTGCGTTCAACTTTTTGAATCCATTTTTTCCGATCATGCCCATAATATTGAAATGGTTTTTCTGTGGGCAACACGACCAGAATCTTTGATCCGGAACGACGCCATCCTTTGTATTCTAAGTTTGGATTAAAATCGATCAATGCTTTCCATCGATCATCTGGAACATCCATGATTGTGGAGTGTTGCATGGCATTTTTTACAATGCGATGATAGACTTTTCTGCCTGTGCGATTGTTGTCACAACGATAGTTGCCGAGATATCCTGTTTCAATAAAATAGTAATCTTGCCCACGCTCTTGAACAAATTTACCTATTTTGCCAGAACTGATGCCGCGGATCAATACCGGATCTTTAATGATATCTTCGGCTTCGTCCCAGAACCTATTCTTAGCGACAAATCTGCTGTCTGGATATGCGGCCATGATCATAGCAGGATAGTCTGAAAATTTCAAACAACGATCAAACTCAGCATCTTGATTTATAATGTACTGAATAAATTCTTGTCCAAGTTGGTCGCCTCCGGATCGTTTGACATGGTTTCTGATGTCTTTAGTCAACAGTTCTTCTGGGATTGGACTTAGCCCCCATTGTTGCTCAATCTGTTTTAGAATTGCAACCTCGTTACGAAGTTTTAATAAATCTGCAACACTGTGTTTGAGTGACGATTCAATGGTAGAGTGTTGTTGTTTATATTCATCAGCAGGCCAACGATCCACTAGAGCCACTGGTAGAATCATAACATACCTCTTTGCAAACAGTATTCAGTAAACATACGTTCTTTGTGCCATTCGTCAGCTTGTGGAGTATCCGCAAATTCGTGGAAGCAAGGTGTACCTAGGGTATAATGCAACAGTTTGGCATCTGGGTTGGCGCCATATTCGTCTGGCAACCAATTCCATTCGGGCGGCAGTTCACCAATGCGATCATCATCTAACCAGGTAAACCTATGCAGTTCAGCACCAGTGGCATGTTGAACAAACTCAGGCGTGAGTTTTCTATTGGGCCACGAACTACAGTTCCATAGTATCACACTTGACCAATTTTTTCTTGGATAGTCTTCGTTTTTGCTTCCCAGATACTTTTCTGTCATCCGAGTCTTGTAATCGTGCTTGACCACAAATACATCAGCATGCTCATGATTTCGATAATTCCATAGTTTAACTATATCGTCACGAACAATCATGTCGCCATCAATGAATATGGCCCAGCCGGTGTAACTCATCAAGTGCGGCACTAAAAATCTAGTATAGATAAAATGGTTTGATCCGTCGGTGTGTGTTTCCTCATAATCTTGGAACAGATTCAAGGCCACTGGCATGATAGCCACTGGTTGACTGGCATGACGGATGATGCTGTTTACACAGGTATGAAAAGCTATGGCTTCTCTGGGATCATACCCAACAAATACCGGAATCGGTGTCATTGTTGTCTTTCAATATCTGATTCATCGCACTGGGTGCCAAACTGTATTTCCACTACCTTGAGCGGAACTTTGTGTTCGTTGCGCAACTGATGCCATTGACGATTGTCTACCCAGACATGGCCGTGCTGGTTGACCACTGCCATGAGTTCAAAATCACTTTTGGCATTCAACGTATAAACTGTAGCTATGCCGGCGGCCACAAACCAAAATTCACTGCGTTGGGTATGTCGTTGCATGCTGAGCCATTTACCTGGCTCTACTGTAAGTTCTTTGACCTTGAGATTAGTACCAACTGAATGTAAAATTCGATAGTACCCCCAGTCGCGATCAGTTCTGGGAGCCTTCCATTCGTCCAGGATCCACGAGCTGGAATTGGCTTTGTTGTTGCCGCCCACTCCAAAATCAAAACGCAAGTTGAGATCTAACACGTCCATCTCTGGAATGTTTTGTTTGGTTCGGTCGCCACCATTGGCAAATATGATATGATCGTGCGGATACAATCGTCGTACGTGATGTATGGCCATTTTTGCACTGTTGTTGCTGTCGTCAAATTTGATTACTTCATCAACACAGCGCATGGATCGTAATACTATTTCTCGTTCACTGAATGGCATGAAGGCCCGTCCTTTTTTGCGCACCAGCCATTCATCAGAATTCAGACCTACTATCAAAATATCACCTAGTTTTTTAGCTGCTTCTAGGTAAGCCACATGCCCGCTGTGAGCAGGATCAAATCCACCAGTTGCCAAAACGATTCTTTTCATGCTGATATTTATCTGGGTAGTTAATGTCAACTAGCAATCAGTTGTTGATTGTAGCTTAACAAAGAGCGGGTTGCCATCGGATCAATGCCGGTGGATTCGGCCCAGGCCAACCAGGCGTTTACATCCTTGGGCAGGCATTTTGAATTGGCTCCGCGATTTTCTGGATACACAAAAGTCCACCACAGATTCATCCTAGGATCATCTCCGTACACAGCATCTCTTATGGTGTAATAGTCTACTCCGGCTGCTTCACAGGCATCGTACAATTCTTGACACTGCATGACCTTGTAAAAAATAGCACGATTCTCAGACAGTTTGATTATCTCAGCTTCCAAGTTGGTCACCTGTCTGATAGACACATTGGCATTGTACACTGTGGTATAACATTCAATGACCCGGCGGCGATCTTGGGCCGTGCCGCCTAGTATAATGAAGTCGCGATGCCGCATGTTCAGCGCAGGGTGAGACGGAGTTTCACCCAGATATTCTGGTTGGACCACTATGCGCTTGTGATATTTTTTGGCCATGGCATCAGCAAATCCTGGCTGTGTGGCCGATCGAATAACAATCAAATCTGCGCGGCAATCGGCTATGGCATGCTCAACTTCAGTGCCATCCAGGGTGTGTCCGTTCCACGGCGTGGGCACTGCCAAGAATGCTATGTCACACGGAGGCAAAGGATTTTTAAATTGCTCTATGTAAACATCATGTATGTGTGCATCTGGAAACAGGGCATGGGTGGCCTTGCCTACCCATCCGTATCCAACAATTCCTATGTTCATAAGCGTTAAACTGTTATGTCTTCCATACCAGCAGTGCGTAAGCGCACCACGTGACCCATCTGCCACTGTTTGGTATCCAGGCCTTTCATGATACCCAGCCACCGGTTGCGTAGCAGGGCCACTTCATTGATTATGGTTTCAAAGTCAATCACTTCATCTTCGCCGTCCACATACTTTTCAGCATCTCTACTGGTCAGGGCACGAGCATAACCTTCTAGATATTTTTGGAAATGTCTGCGCCGGATCTTGCGCAGTTGTATGTTGAGATAGTTTAACACAGCTTCTATTTCTTGTAGCTGATTGAATCTGTGTTCGGTGATACCGGGCAAGGCTGTGATGTTTTTTTCCACAAGACCGCCAATGCGGCATTCAACCTTGGCTGATTCCAGTTCGGTTTCGTAGTGTGCTATAAAGTCTGGAATAGCGCCAAGATTGGCTACAACTTTACTATACCACATTAGTAATCCTCGTCATCACCGTCATCGTCGTCTTGGTCTTCTTCGTCATCATCTTCTAAATCCTTGAGATAATGTGCAAGAGCACGCTTTACATCACTGTCGCTTTTGAAGGTTTCTTTGATCTCGTCGGCTGCTACATCGTTGTCAATCAGGACTGATACCAAGGTTTCTGCGGCTTCGTTGCGATCCACAACATTCACATAACGCTTGATCTCGTCCCAAATTTCTTTGCTTAGTTCGACTGACATTCTTATTCCTCCGTAGCTGTTTCTTCAGTGGTTACTGTTTCTTTTTGATTTTTAAAATCCAACATTACTTTGTCTAGGCAACCATCTTCGTTTGATTCCCAGGCCTTACGGAACTGTTTGATAATTTCACCATCGCTGGTCACAAACATCAAACGATTACCGTCTTTCTTGAGTAGGCCTTTTTTCTCTGCCAGGTCAGTTAGGCCACTGTAGGGATTCATACCTGTTTCATACGGAATCTTGACCTGCATGCCTTCAAATGGTTTTGCGTAACGAGTTTTCATCACCTTACAACCGGCACGGATACCCATGACTTCGCTGATCTTGTTGCCATCCTCGTCTTCTTTGAGTTTCATCTTCTTCATGGCCACAACAATACTGGACGCATAGATAAAGCCTTGTCCACCTGAGATCTTGTCATCAGGATCAAACATGTCTTGGCTTGCATACGTGTGGTTGGTACAGACCATTCCAACATTGTAGCCACCAAACATATTGACTGAATTACGAACCAGTGCTGTTAATGCTTTGGGTTTACGACCCATGTCACCTTTCATATCACCGGCTTCAAATTGATTAACGTCTGTGGGTGTTAGCAACATGCCCAATGAGTCAATGACCCACAACACTTTCATACGTTCACCATCTGGTAATGCCTTGTAGTCAATCATGAATGTTGAAATAGCCTTGGCTACATCGTCGATCATACTCATGTTCAGTTTAAGTAACTTGTCTGGGCCGGTGTCCACACCAAGTGCATGTAACCATGTTTCATCAAGTGCGTTTTCTGTATCGACTAGGATAACAAAAATGCCTTGCTCTTGTGCATTTTTAACAATGTTGCCGGAACAGATATAGCTCTTGCCGGCACCAGATTCCCCAGCAAACACTGTAATCTTACCCAGCGGAATACCGCGATTAAAGTCTCCACTGATAAGATAGTTCAGGGCAAAGTTGCCTGTTGAAATCCAATCAGTGGGATCATTGAATCCAATACTTAGACCTTCAATGCTCTTGGTAATGTCCTTGCGGAACTTTGATATGTCGAATGGTTTTGCCATGCTAGTCTTCCTTGATTAAAATTTGGTTAATGTGTTTATACTTACTCAATTTGTCTTTTACAGTTTCTATATCGATTACATTGCCCAGCGGGATTGTCACATGACCCATGTGTTTATTATACGGGTCTAATCCCTGATTAGTCAACCAATCAATATAGTCTTTGTTATCGAACTGATCAATGCCTGCCAGTGTTAGTGTTGCTTCACCGCTAAAATAATGCAAATTTTTAAATCCTGGATATGATAAATCTAATCCATCTTTATAAAGGCCAAACAGATTTTTACCTAATTCAACATAATGTAAAAACAATGTTCCTGGCGGTATCGTATATTCTGCATACTGGTAGTCGTCCTGTTCTAAAGGGTGTCGTCTGTATTGATCTTTGTTAAAACTTATGTATAAGTTAGCATCTGGGTCTTGTTTTGTTTCTACTCTATGTATAAAAAAATTTAGATTTCGTATGGCTGTTTTTAATTCAGTATTTGCCAATGCAAACAATCGAGTAGGTTTTCCATACTCACCACTCAACGTTTCAAATTTTGCGTGTAGATAGTTGAAATATTCCTGTGGTTGATCAGCCAAATCACTACGGACTTCAATAAAATTTTTTAAATATTGATTTATGGTCAAGCAGGCACTAGTTAGTATGTCAGATGATTCATCCAATGTCAACAACGACCAAAATGCTTCTTGTTGATTAAATTCGCAATTTTCTGTGCACCACTGCAACTCTTTTGCCCATTTGCGGACAAAAGAGTTGTCATTCAAGTGGATGTCAAAAGATGCCTCCTTAGAGGCACCCAGCACAACTGTTAATTCCATTACTGCTTTTGACGGCTACGAATCATGGCCAAAATGTCTTCGGCTTTTTGGGTCGTTGGCTTGGCAGCCACCGGAGCACTTGCTGTTGCAGGTGCGTCATCCTCGTCGTCAAAACTACTTGCCGCGGCTGTAGCTGGTTTGGCTGCAGGTGTTGGAGTATCTTCATCTACCGCAACAGCACCAGCAGAAGCTGTCACACCTGCTGGGCGGAAGTACTGACCCCAACGTTCTGTGTCATAGCTTTGACCATCAACCGACGCTTCAAACATTTCCTTGATGACCTTGACTTCAGCTTCGCTTGGCTTCTTGGGCAAGAATGTGCTCAAATCAAACAGGCCGTGTTTTTCGATTGCGGCCTGCTCGGCTTCAGTCAGTGCCGACTCCTTGCGTGCCCATTTGCTGGTATTGTAGTCAGCAAAGCCACCTTTTGATGTCTTGGTGACACGGAAATCCAAACCACGCAACAAGTCTGTTGGCAACTCTTCTAAATCAGGACCCATGAGTGCGC